TCGAGCACGCGAGCCAGCCGGTACTTGTGACGCCGCTGAACTTGCAGCGATTGCAAGCGCAGGGACTTTCCGAGCGACCGTATCGGATATACCGAGGAAGCGTCTGGGATGTGATCTCCGATGCGCCGGTCTCGACGGAGTTTGCGAACACGCGATTTCTCGTGCCGCTACTCTCGCAAACCGGTTGGGCGCTCTTCACCGACTGCGATGTGCTTTTCATGGCCGACGTCGCCGAGCTATTCGCGCTCGCCGATCCGCGCTATGCGGTGATGTGCGTCAAGCATACGCACGAGCCAGCAGAAGGCACGAAAATGGATGGCTGCGTGCAAACGAGCTATCCGCGCAAGAATTGGTCGAGCGTGATGCTCTTTAACTGCGAGCATCCTGCGCATCAGCATCTCACGTTATCTCGCATCAACAATGCGCCGGGTCGCGACCTGCATCGCTTCCATTGGCTGCACGATGAGGAGATCGGCGAGCTGCCGGGCGAATGGAATTGGCTCGTGGGCGTTCAACCGAAACCGTTGAATCCCAGAATTGCGCATTACACACTCGGCGGGCCGTGGCTCCCAGAATGGAAGGAAAGCGAACATGATGAACTCTGGCTGGACAGTCGCAGTCGTTACACCAGCGCCGGTTGAGCCGGTCGATCTCGCGACCGTTAAGCAGCAAGCGCGTATCGATATTGCGACCGACGATAATTTTATCGAGACGGTCATCATCAAGACCGCTCGAGATCGCGCCCAGCAGTATTTGCGACGCTGCCTTATCGATACCGTGGTCGACTTTACGTTCGATGGCTTCCCGTGGTATCGCATCGATCAAGCATTTCATCTTCCGTGGGGGCCGGTAAAGTCGATCATCTCCGTGAGTTATCGCGACTCGAATGACAATGTGACGACGCTTGCAGCGAATCTCTATCGTCTAGAATCGAAAAACGAACCCGCGCGACTCGTGCCGAGCTACTCGAATCTCTGGCCGAATACCTCGGGCGGTATCGGTGCGGTGACGGTGCGTGCGCTCGTGGGCTATCCGCACATTGCCGGCAACACGCATCCAGCGGGCAGTCCGGTGCCGACGCCAGCTGAATATCGTGCGAATATCCCGCCATCGATCATTCACGCGATCCTTATGGACTGCGCACATCTTTATAATAATCGCGAGGCTGTCGGCGAGGTGATGGGCGGCTCGATGGTAACGACGCCGCTCGGCTGGGAATCGCTGCTCGATCAGTACAGGATCATGGTCTGATGCGCGCGGGGTTGATGGACAAGCGGATCACGATTCAATCAGCGACGCGCACGCTCGATGCGGTCTATGGCTCCGAGGTCTTGAGCTGGTCGACATTCGCGACCGTTTGGGCCGATGTGAACGAGGTCAATTCGGTCGAGCGAGTTCGCAATGAGATACGCACGCTCACGCGCGTGACGCTCATTCAGATTCGGTACTTGCCGGGACTGACCGAGAATATGCGGGTGTTGATGGCCGACGGGCGTATCCTTCAGATTACATCGCTCGCCGAGGTCGGTCGAAAGAAGGGCTGGCGCATGAACTGCGAGAATTATAGTGTTTGACGTTAACTTCAAAGGACTCGCTGATCTTGGCACGGTCTTGAAGGACGTACCCGACAAGCTCGAGAGAAATATTCTGCGCGCTGGCTTGCTCGCCGGCACGAAGGTTATCGCAGCTGAAGCGCAGCGCATTGTCAAAGCCGAGGCATATCGCACCGGCGATCTGCATGATTCGATTCGCGCGACTACCTATGGCAAGTATCGACGCCTCGCAGGACTTCCTGCGGCGACGGTAAAGGTCGGCGGCAAGGTGAAGAAACGCGGCGCGAGCGAGAAGAAAACAATCTGGTATGCGCACCTTGTCGAAAACGGTGTGAAACCGCACGTTATTCGCGCCACGACGCCGGCAGGAATGCGCATTGGTGATCGTCGCGTGATGTCCGTCAATCACCCTGGCTTTCAAGGTATTCGATTTATGACACGCGCGGCAGACTCACAAGCACAAGCTGCGGTGCGCGCCTTCGCAGATCGCGTTCGCCAACGCATTACGAAAGACGGTCTCGATAAGTTCGAGCAGATTGATCCAGCGGACTACGAAAATGAGGGCTGAAGCGGTCATCACAGCGCTGCTTAAAGCAGCACCGGGCGTTACGGCGATCGTCTCGACGCGCATCATGCCGTCACCGCTACCCGAGACGCTCGCGCTGCCGGCGATTGCTACGCGCCACGTTTCGACCGTGGACTCGCCGACCATCGATGCGCAGAGTTATGCGCTCACGCGAGCACGCATCGAGGTGACTGCGGTTACGAAGACATACCCAGCGCAGAAGGCATTGCTCGAGCAGATTCGGCTCGCGCTGCAATACAAGCGCGGCACGATTGCCGGCTACGAGGTCGCCTCGATCCAGCGCGATATCGTCGGGCCGGACTTGCGCGATGATGACAAGCAGATTTTCACTCAAGCCATTGATTTTGTTGTGACGTTGAAAGAAGTGTAAACTACCCGAAACGGGCTATTTCCTAGAGGATAAAACATGAGCACTCCAGCATCTGGCCTGTTTAAACAGGTCGCTTACAAGGCCGAGACAACTTTCGGCGTGGTTCCTTCATCGAGCAGCGCACAGCAGCTGCGTCGCGTCACGAGCACGCTCGATCTGTCGAAGGAAACCTACCAGAGCAACGAGATCCGCGCGGATTTCCAGCTCGCTGACTTCCGGCACGGCGTTCGCCGCGTCGAGGGCAGCATCGCGGGCGAGCTTTCGCCAGCGACGTATAAGGACTTCATCCAATGCGCACTCAAGCGCGATTTCACCTCGGGCGCCTCTGCGAGCGCTGTTTCGGTGACGATCGCCGGCACAGGGCCGACGTACACCATCACTCGCGGCGCTGGTAACTACATCACCGACGGTTTCAAGGTCGGCGATGTGATTCGCTTGTCGGTCGGCTCGCCGTCACTCGCGGCGAACTTCGGCAAGAATCTGCTCGTGGTTGGTCTGACGACTACGGTCGCAACCGTGATTACATGTAACGGCAGCACGATGACGGCTGAAGGGCCGATCGCCGGCACGACTATCACGGTCACCGGCAAGAAGACCTTTATCCCGATGACGGGCCACACCGACAAGTCGTTCTCGATCGAGCACTACTACAGCGATCTCGTGCAGTCGGAAGTGTTCTCGGGCTGCAAGCCGACGAGCATTGCGATCGGTCTGCCGCCGACGGGTCTTGCGACCATTGACATCGGTTTCATGGGCAAGGACGTCACCACGGCATCGGCGCAATACTTCACCGCTCCGACCGCGGCGACGACGACCGGTTTGCTCGCAGCCGTCAACGGCGTACTGCGGGTTGGTGGCTCGACGGTGGCAACGCTGACGGGACTCACGCTGAACGTCGCCTCGAACTACTCGGGCGATCCGGTTGTGGGTAGCAACACCGTGCCGTTCATGTTCGCGGGTCGCGTGCTCGTCACCGGACAGGCGACGGCGTACTTCGACAGCGTGGCGCTGCGCGATGCGTTCATTAACGAGACCGAGGTAGAGATCATCGGCGTCTTTACGACGACCAATGATGCCGCTGCGCCGTTTATGGCATTCACGCTCCCGCGCGTAAAGATCGGCGGTGCCTCGAAGAACGATGGCGAAGGTGGTCTCGTGCAGACGCTGCCTTTTCAAGCGCTGCTGAACACCGCTGGCGGTTCTGGAACGACTAGTGAACAGACGACGATCGTCATCCAAGACAGCGCCGCTTAATTCGGCGTATCCTGCACCGGCCTCGGTCGCTTCACCTTCCTCGCAGAGGGTGGGCGACCGGGGTACGGGCTTTCCACTCTGCGAGGAACAAATGGAATCATTCGACCTAGACGCTTTTGAAGATATCTCTGCTGGCGATTACGTCGTCAAGCATCCCGAAACGAACCAACCGACGCCGATGGTGATGACGCTGGCGGGGCCAGAGCATCCGAATCGCAAGAAGATCGCGTTCGCCGCCCAGCGTCGGCTGCGCAAGGTCTTACAGCAGACGGGCAAGCTTCAGCTCGCTGATCCAGAGGAAGAGGAGCAGGACGAGGTGGATATGCTCGTTGCTTGCACGCTCGGCTGGCGCGGGTTGACGGTCGGTGGTAAGTCGCTCGCATGGTCGCAAGATGCGGCGAGATCGATCTACAGCGATCCGAAACGACGGTGGTTGCGGGATCAGATTAAAGCTGCGCTGAACGAACGAGAGCATTTTATCAAGCGCTCCGGCGAAGCCTAATCGAGGCAGCGGAGCGCGAGCTAGAACTGGGGCAGCGAATGGATGACGGGGCAACGCTCCGCACTCATTTGCAGAGGCTGGCTTATTCGACCCAGCGCATTGACCCGCGATTGGACGCGCCTCCGATCGCGGAGTCGGTGCGGGGGTTGTGGGAGATGTTTCTACAGTTATCGGCGACGCGGCGATCGGGAATGACGGCGCATCCGTTCACGATGGTCGACATTGAGGCATATTGCAGAATGACGGGCGTGCGGCTCACCGAGTGGGAGCTGGAGACGCTCATCGCGCTTGACACGGTTGCGCTTAACGCAGCCGCCAAGAATAGGAAACCGAGTTAATGGCACAGCCGATCGCAACATTACTCATCGAGATGGCCGCAGACGTCGCTCGATTGCGGTCGGACATGGGCCAAGCGCAAAAGACCGTCGGCGATGCGATGAAAGGTATCGAGTCAACGGTTGATGGCGCAAAAAAGGCATTCGGTTTGCTCGCCGGTGCGATTGGTGTTGCGTCATTCAGCAGCTGGATCAAGAGCAGCAT